TTGGTCCCCAAGAGCATTTCTTAATCTCTTTCCTTGATCACCAACAAAGTTAGCAGCTTTTCTTGTAGTCGAACCTTCTGCAAAAGTAAGTTCTTGACCTGCCCTTACTGCTATGCTACGAGATGCAGATCCCTCTGCAAAAGTAAGATTTCTGAATAAACCGCCAAGAATACTTTTTCCTTTATCGAGTGAAGATGTTAGTTTTTTACTTGCCTTCTCTGCAATCTCTGTTCGAGTTGTCTTATCTAAACCAACACTGGTAAGAGTGTTGTCAACAACACTTGCAACTGTATCTGTTACAGGTTTGACTGAGGTTTTGAGTTGCTTTGCTCTATCTTTAACACCCTCAGCAATGGCTGTAGCAGTATTGACAGTATTTGTCTTAAGGTTACCTAACGCAGTGGGTTTAATTCCCAATGCATCATCATAATATCTGTCTAAGCGAGTTCTGTTATCCTTGAAAGGATTAAACTTACTTTGTGAAATTCTATCACCCGTCCTTTTGACAAGATCATCAAGGAAACTAAAAGGTCCAGTTCTAGGTTTTTTTGGTTTTGGTTTGGGTTTTCCGTCTGGAGTAGTTCCTTTCGGACGAGTACGAAGAGGTTTTTCGGGTTTTTGTCTGTCAAATAAATCTAAGAGATCTAAAATATCAGTAATTAAACTGAATGGATTCATCAGGTATTTCAACCCAATGATACCTTTCATCATATTACCCAGACCTCTCAGTCTGCTACCGAAGTCTCCATCTTCGGCAAACATCTCCGTATATCCATCCAGAATATTCTGGGTGAATCCCGATGCCCAACCATATAACTTTTTAAAGACGAATAATGCCTTTTCAACAAAAGTTGCTAGTTTCTGTCTATTCTGTTCATCGCCAATATACTTCAATACCTCTGAGGTGATGGCGAATACACCAATCTTTGCTAAAAAAGAGGCAATTGGTGATAGTAATCCAGTAAGCCACCCAAATCCTTTTTGGAAGGCACTTTTTCCTTGTCTTTTTAATGCTGAAGATAGTGATTTCTTCCCTTCATCCTTGACCAGTCCTTCTTCTAATCTATCCTCTGCAGCTTGATCTCTCGCTCTCTGAGCTCTTCTTCTTTCGATTCTCTCTCTTAACTTCTCATTCTCCACCATACCGATACTGATCTTTTCAATATCAGATACGACGGTAGTGATGCCTTGTAAAGTCTTACCTAGGTTATTGGTTGCTAGGGTTTGTTTTCTGACAGCAAGAGCAACAGGTGACTTTGTTTTTAAAGACCCAGGATTTACAAATTTATATGCTTGGATTTTAGCCACCTGCTGCTTTTTGCTCCTTCATTCGGTTTTCTTCTTCTTTGAGGAAATTCACGAGTAAGTTAACGTAAATCTCTTTTTCCCATGGCATAAGATTATCGATGTACTCAATGTTCCACTTATGGTGATGCATTAAGGCAAAGTTGCCCTCATAGTATGCCCGAAGATTAGTGTGCAGGAGGGCTATGCGAAAAAACTCGCAAGACCCTCAAGTGTTACCTCACTAACTTTGTTTGTATTGGGATTAGTGACACTTACTTTGTGTGACAGTTTAGGCATAGTCTCAAAGAATTCCTGAATCATACCAAATTGCTTGCTATTGAGATTATCGAGGAATTCTAGTTTTTCTGCTCTAGTTGCATCAGCACAATCATAAACTTGTTCAGAATCAGCAATAGTCGCGAGACATTCTGCTGCCATTTCAAAAACATCATCAACACCAGGACCTTCATCAGCGAAGTTCATTTTGACAAATGTATCCAATCGAGGATAGTCAAGGGTGACGATGATTTCGTCAGATAATTTAATTTCCTTTTTGTGTTTTTTATCCTTCACGACTTTGATTTCGTCGAGAGGAATAGAAATCTTCACTTCAGTTTCACCATCATCAGGACAGATCACAGATGCTTCTACAGATTCACCAACAGATTTTGTACGAATTTGTAGGAACAGATATTCAACATCAAAAGTAGAAAGTCTTTCAATATCAGTAAGATCAGTGCAATCTTTGATGATAGTTTTGATGGTTTCTAAAAGTTCAGATTGATCACCCGTCTCAGTTGCGACCAGAAGTAATTTTTCTTCTTTCACCAGGAAAGGTCTAAAATTCACAATGGTTTTACCGTCAGACGGTAGTTTCAATTTGTACTTAGGTACATTTAATTTAGGTAATGCCATAGTATTTCAACTCAGTAATTTTATTTATAGGACATGTCGCATGTCCACATCTAAGAGATCATAATGAACTCCAAGGAAACCATTTTCCATGATAGTAACTGCTTCTGGCATGATTTCCGCGATCTCTTGTGCAATAACACCCTCATAACGATCACTTTCACCAATATAATTCCACTGATAGATGTTCCAACCATCGTTGGATACACCAACTTTAACAATATTCTCCTTCAATCTAGCGTCTGATGCCATAGGACCATACTGTTGTCCAGATGGTGCAGTGTTACTACCGCCAGAGAATCCATCAGCAACTTCTTGCTGATAATCTGACTCATAGTCTCTTTCCCATGTTGAAGTGCTAACTGTGTTCCAAATACTCTGCCAATCTCTTGAAAATACGTCGTTTTGCGTTGAAGAATTATTTCTAAACGTTCCTCCATCAGTATAAGTATCCTGAACATTGTCGTTAATGTTAGCAGGTACAGTGATATCTCTAATAACACCAGGATCATCAAACTGGTCCGCAGTATAAAAACGATATCTCTCATAATAGAAACCAATCTGCATTGTTAAAGCTTTTGCCTGTTGGTTGTCCAATCTAACAGATCCAATATTATATGGAAATACGTTTCCGAGTCTGTAAGCACCTGTCAGTCTATACTTCCTAGCAAGTAAGAAATCATCTCCTGATTCTCTCAATGCTCTGATCATCTTAGGATCAGTATATACATAATCTCCACCGCCCTTTTCCCACTTATAGATAATCAGTTCTGGACAGACATATTCGGTATAATATCTTGTATATTGCTCCGAGTCTGATGCCATCAATTGTGTCCATCTTTCAAAGAAGCACCTAGAATACATGGATCTAGGAATTCTGAAGTTTATATTGATTTGACTAAACGCTGTATTAGTAGCATATTTAAATGGAGATCCTATGGTTGCTACTTGACCAGTTGTTATCTGTTTACTAGGCAATTGAACAGAATCTGCATAGTAATCTAAAAGGAGGTCTAAATTCTTTTTAACTTCAAATCTCTCACTAGAAAAATTACCACCACCAGCAAGAAGCATTCTCGGAGTAGTAAATTTTACTGAGAATAGGTTGGAGAAACTAACATGGTTATCCTGTTGCTTGGAAAAAGCCATGAATTCCTGAAAAGAATTATACCTAGCGTTTTCCTTTCTGTAAATTGCCATTAGACTTTAAGTTCCTTTTCGGTAATGATTTTGAATTCCCATTGTCGGTCTAAACAAAACTCAGTGGCAGCTTTCCACTTTGCTTGATTCACACTCCAGGTCACAACCTCATTAATATACTTTTTGGTCATTCGTTTTTGAGTCTTTGGTTCCTTTGTTTGTTTAAAAGGTTTAACCTCAACTAAATACTTTTTGTTATTGATCTTCATGTAGAAGTCAACGAAGTATCGATGATATTTATTATCAACAGGTGATTTATACGGTATTACACACTCCTCGCTACTCCACTCCTGTATGCTTGGTGTTGTATCACACCAAAGCATGAACTTATATTCCCATGACGAACGGTAGGTTATGTTATGGGGATTTCCCTTATACTTACGAGGAAATTTAGGACGGTAAGTACCTTGGTAATATCGCATAAATACATAAAGACCACTCTAGTATTTAGGGGTTAAAGTGCCACCAAAAACTGTTACTACATCGCAGCAAGCGTACAAACCACCGAAGTCGACATTGCGATATCCGCTAAGACCTCCAGTTTTAGGTGATACTGTGGCGGATGGTCCAACTAAAGCAGTTGACTACGTCATGTTTCGTAGAAAAAGAATTGCCTACGATAAAAAACCTAATAGTAAAGGATACTATGGTTTAAATCTTCCTGGTAACAATGTCCAATTCAACTTTGACGATGTTTCTGTGTATTTGGCAATGCCTCAAAGTCTTCAGACTTCATACAATCCTGGGTATAGAACACAAGATTTGGGTGTAGGTGGTATGTTGGCAGCAGGTGTCATTGACATAGATGAAAAATCTACAGTTGAAGGTATCGTCGATTCTTTACAAACAGCGGCAAGATCAGCACTTCCTCAATTTGCTAATGCTCAAATCGCACAGATTGCAAACTCTGCTAGTGGTGCTTTAGGTTTAGCGGGAAGTGTTGATGCAAACGCATTACAACAACTTACAAAAGGTAAAATCTTTAACCCATATACTGAGCAGTTGTTCAGTAATATGACTTTTAG